TCTCGGTTGCGTATGTATAAACAAACAGTGCTTTTTCTGCAAAATCCGCGCCTTAAACATCAATGAGTTAGGAGTGGATTTTCCCCATCTAGTTTGGTCAAACAACCCTACTAGATTTTAGGTGGACACGAGTATAGGATTTACATAATTTGTCTACTTAATAAGGAAGAGTATATGACCAATTTGTATAAGTTCATGGGTGCTGATATAGCCGATAAATTAATGATAGATGAAAATCATATTGGTATAAAATTTTCTCACTTGCATGAATACAATGACCCATATGAGTTTTTCCTCACAATTGATTTTAACCGCGGTCCTGATGAATTGGCTTTTTACAATGAAATGATCAGCATGCTTACAAAGCAACCGGCCACTTGCTTTACAAAAAGTCCTGTAATATCCCCAATGTGGGCGCATTATGCAGGCAATTCATCTGGATTTGTGATAGAAATTAACGAAGAGAAGTTTAAAAACTTCTTGAATGAAATCGGCTTCAAAGAACTTTGCGCAATAGCAGATGTTGAGTATATGGACTCTCCAGATGAAGGCATTGAAGATGTTCTGGCAAGAGCATTTCATATCTGTAAGCCTCGTTATATTTATTTGCTCATTTCATATGTTAGAAGAGCAGCATACTTGACTAAGCAAACTTGCTGGAGTTATGAGCAAGAAAGACGAGTGATAATTGATGAGAAAGCGCTTACCAAACCAAACGACTGGCTAATGCTACTTCCTGTACCAATTACTTGTATAACGGGCGTCATAGTTGGGCACAAATCAAATGATGCGTTGAAGCAAAAAATTCAGGATTTAGCTAAAAAGGCTAAGTGCAGGTATTTTGAGATGGTAATAGGTAAAACAACTACCGCACCATTTCTTTTGTCTAAGAATCTTAAATCACACCAGTTTGTTGATGGGAAGATAGAAGCTGTTTCTCGTCAATGTAAAAAATGTCATGAGCCATTAGATTTCGATAGTAAGGTTTGTGGTTGGTGTGGGATTACTCAGCAAGATGTAAAAATGGCTGCACATCGAAATTCTTTTAGAATGATAGATAGCTATGGAGGGTTGGAAAGATACATTTCCGCAATGAACGCTATTACTGATAAATTTCATGGGAAAAAGTAGTTCACGATTATATTTTTTGGTATAGGGCTTTAACTCAATTAATCTCAGCCCTATACCTTATGAATAACTTATCTAAGTTAAAAACTAATGAAGTAGAAAGGTTTTATAGTCATCCGGTTTTTATTTCCCCATGAGGAACAATAACCCAATCGATATGATTACGAGTATAAATCTTCGTTGATTTTGCATCGCTGTGGGCCATCCTGCCTTGAGGGTCGATTCCTTGGCTGTTAAACAAATGCGCCGCAAGCGCTCTGATCTCGTGAAAAGTAGGGCGTTCGTCCATCGCAAGATGATCACAAAGTCCAAGCTCATCGCGTAAAGAGGAGAACGAGCGACTAAGATAGTCAGGCGCAACTTGAGTTGGGTGTGAAACCTCTTTACTGCGTTTAACCTGTCGATCCGGTATCCTGTGAACAACAAACGGACTGGCTACGTTATCCCTACTCTCATCAATTATGCGCTTTAGCTCATCCCCAATTGGAATCGCAACGTGCGATGCTTCCTTCTTTTGTACCTTTTGGCGATGGATGTAAAGCGTTCCATATATGCCATCCTCTGGCTGTTCGAGCCATACACAACCACAAATACCGTTCTTTGGTTCACGAATTGAATACCGAATCCTAGACACTTCTAGGCGTGCATGTGTCGTCTGTAAGGCCAAATCCATCGCAGTTCTTAACCACGGTGCAGCAGCACGACGTATAGCCATGAAATGCTCTAGCGACAGTCGTTGCCTTTTCTTCTCTTCGGTCCTGCGCATTTTCTTCCTGGTTGCTGGATTGTCGAGCATCAGGGATTCATCGACCGCATACGAAAAAAGCTTTTTGAGAAAGCTTACTTTTCTGTTTTGCACGTTGGCGGATGCGCCAGCATGGTATTTGTTGATGTAGGCGTTAACGTGCTCCAGCTCGATATCGCAAGCAGGTATGTTAATGAAAAACTCTTTCACGCGTAGTGCGTCATTGTTCCAATCATCTAAAGTACTCTGAGAAGGGCGTTCGTCTTCAACAGCCCGAGCCATGATGTGATCCAGATGATCTGCAAACGGTTTGGCTTCTCCAGTAACCCCGCCGGATTCTCTAATTAGGTTATCAACGGATGGTGAAACTTCAGGTCTCATTCTAAGGTTGTACTCACGGGCAATAGCTATAGCCATGGCCCGATCCTTACCAATATTCTTCTTCTTTCCAGTAACAAGCGTGAATTTATAAACACCGCGATCTTTATCAAAAAATAAGTAATCTGGCAGGTGTCGGTATTCTTTTTTTCTTGGCCTTGCCGCCATGGTTAGCCCTCATTAATCAACTGGCGAACTGCTTGACTAACCATTGAGTCGACGCCCCATTTTTCGGTTTCGCAGACAAAAACAGATCCGTCTACGATACGCCCCATGAGTAAACCGTTCTCGACCCAACGTTTAATAGTTCGGTTATCAGGAACAGAGTCATCGGTGAACTCTCGACGTCCCCATTGACTCGCTTTCATCAGCTTTGCCATGGTTTCCTTCTCCATAAAGCCCGGCTGCACCCGGGCTGACTGGTTTACTCTTTGCTGCTGGTGGATGGTAGCGACTTCGGCGCTGCCGCAATCATCGCAGCCCAGCATAGTTTTACGCGGTGCGCCGCCTGCTGACAGCCGCTCATTGCGTCGTAGGCTTCCCAAACATCTGCATCGCTAAAGCTTTCATCTGGTTCAGACTCGAAACCTTCGACGATCATGTCTTCTGTCGGCTCAACCGGTACCATCACCCACCCATCCGGAACAGCAGGAGAGTTGCTATAGGTACCTTTAAGCAATGCGGCGCGGCAGGCGTTCCATATCACCTGTGCATCTTCATCGTCGAAGAGAGCATCAGAATACGACGCCATCAGCTCGCGAATTTCTGCCGGGCATTCATTCGGCACTGTCGGAGCTGGCGGAGTGTTGTAAAGCATCACTTGGCGGCGCGGATCCGCAAATTTATTGGCTTCACCACCTATAGCAAACAGATAGCCGTTGCCTCCATTCTTTACATCACGCAATTCATCCGTATCAGTCCATGCCACCGGCTCAACGTCCAGCGATGCCAGCACGCACTTCGCCAACCAGCACTTCTCTTCGTCACCGTATGGGTTATTAGCTATCTCTTCGATACGGCTGGTGCTAATGTCCCCGCCATCTGCGCGAAAAGGTTTAGGTGTTAGTGGGCGGTTAGTCATTCCATGCCTCCAGCTCGTTCAGAATTTCTTCGTCGATTTCGTCATTGGTGGCGGTCTTATTAAGATGACGGCGAGCTTCTTTCTGGAATGCCTCCCGGCGTTCATCGTACCAGGAGGAGAATTCAGGCGACCAGCCGTGTGTGTAACCGTAAAAAGCAACCCTGGCGTTATCTTCAGCCCGGCTCTCAACCATACAGTCAGCAGTTGTCAGGGCGCACTCGCGGATATAACCGCGCAGATCGCGTTTTCGCCACCACGGACTCACCTTCGAATCGCAACGGCCTTTAAATTCAACTTTCCAGCGGCGAATACAGCGTGCATTTAGTGATTTGTTCATGCTGCACCACCTTCGATCGGCTTAATGCTGCTCAGAATCAAACGGCGTGATGTTAGCGGTGCACCGCTGCGGCGGCCATCTTCTTTCCGGTAGGTTTCAGTACGGCCAACACACCAGGTCGTTGGAGTCTCGCGCAACTGCACGGTTTTCTCGCCATCTTTGGTGATGATGGTTCCGGTATGGGTTTTTATTTTCTGGTTTATTGCCATTGTTGATTACCCCTTACGCTGCTTAATCATGAGCTCTAAAACTTCCTGGCAACTGGCGCAAGTTTTGCAGCCAGGGATTGCAACCCGGCGCGCCTCAGGAATGTCCTCTCCGCATTCAGAACACTGCTCTGCAGAGACTGCATTCTGATCAATACGGTGTTTTTGTATGGCCAGCTGCAGGCGGTGCTCTACCAGCTCGTTTGCCTGATCAATGATGTCTGAACTCATACGGCATTCTCCTGGCGAAGTAACGCATCATGCAATGCCACAGCACCCGCTTCACGGAGTGCAGCATCTTCATAACTGATGCCGTTCGACTCCATGATGCAGTCCCTATCGAGGCACTCCGAGCAATCGTTGAGGGCAGATTTGATAGCGTGGGCACGCACTTCATCCAGTACAGCGTCGGTCACATTGCCTGAATGGTCTGGGTCGGTGAACTCGATAAGGACTTCATTTCCTCTCTGAAGAAGTTCTTCATCAGATGCATAGGGGAGTTCATCAGCGGTATTAAGGTGCCCATGATTATACCCAGCTGAATAGACCTGCCCGGCAGCCCATCGCACCGCCTGAACTTCCGCAGCCAGCGCAGCTACCTGCTTCTCAGCGTTTGACAGTTGAAGGAGGAGTTCTTCAACTAACGTCACACGCATCACTACCTTCTGGCAGTCGTTGCGTTTAGCTCTGGCGATTGTGCCGCGCAGAGTCGCGTATTTTTTGGTGGTCATTGGACGGACTCCTGACGAAGATGGTTAATTTCGGCGTCAAGGCTCATTCGCTGGTCCATCGATTCCGTCAAGGCGGCAAATGTAACGTCCAGGCGAGTGGCTACCTCACGCATCAGAGAGGCTTCTGCTGGTGGCAGTTTCCCCGCCGCAGCATGGGCTGCGGCTACCAGTTCTTTTATCTTCATGCGAGGCATGCGCGTGATTCCGTAAGCTCATTGAAACGGTTAATGAACAAGCCATATGCCTGGCCTGGGCGAAGAGGAACGATCTGGATAATGTCGCTGGCCGGAATACCTTCGAGGCAAGGCCAGAGTGAGCCGTCGTCGATATCCAGATCGCGGCGTTTCGTGGCAAGCATCACCAGATCGGCGTATTTCACTACCGCTGACATATCAGGAGTGATGCTGAATTTGGCCCGGATCACCTGTTCTACCCGCTCTTCAATGCGACGGTAATCTGGAAGCAATGCTTTCAGGGGGGCAGGGATGTCCTGGCAATAGGCTTCAGCTGCATCATGCATCAGGGCTTCAAAGGCAAACTCTGGCGGCACAATTTGGCTGCACAGTACCGAGTGCTGGGCCACGCTGTAAAATTCCGGCAGATGACCACTGAAGCGGCAGATGTGGGAAAGTGCGGTCGCAATATCCTCGATCTCTACGTCGTCAGTGGTTGAATTGAGGTAATCGAATTTCTTACCTGAAAGTGTCTGGATATAACTCATTGTATTTTCTTCTCCATATTTGGCAGCTGCACCTGCGCCAGTTTTTGGTTGTACGAATCCCTCGCCATTGGCGATTAATAAAGGGAATTACGCTTCAATAAATCCCCGCGGCGCCGGGGATTTAATGCAGAGAAATTACGCTTTAAAGTTACCGATAAAGGTTTCAACCGGCTTGTCGGTGAACTTCTCGATCAGCAGGTCACGGAACTCGTTGGCGATAGCTTCTTCCTGGGCTTCCAGTTGAACGATGCGGAGTACAAACACCGGTTCCCCGCTTTTAAGCAGGCTGTTACGCAGGCTAAAGCGGCGTTCGCCCAGGCCTTCATATGGCACGCATTTGAACTCGAAGGCGACAGGCATCACGTCTTTACTGCTGGCTTCAACGCTCTGCATCAGGGACTTTCTGCCGCCAAAATCTTCGTCTTCATGAGCTGCTTCCGAGACTTGTTTGATATTGACGCGACGAACGGCACCAGCTGCCTGCGCGATGGACAACACATTCCCGTCGGCATCAAATGCGCTCAGGAAGTCGGCCCAGTCCTCCAGCCATTCAGCAATTTCCTTCTGGCCCAGTCGATCGCCATTTACCTGAAGTAGTGCTCGGAATGGCGCTGTCTTTTTGAGGGTGATAGATGCGACGTTATCAGCATGGCCAGGGTTAGCCAGAGTACCGATATTGAACACGGAGCGTGCGGTCATGTTGTCAGCATCGATAAAGCATCGCGCTGGTTCAGCTTCGTTGGCATAGCCAGCTGCATAACGCACAAAGTCAGGAATGCTGGTTGTGGTCATGGCGCCACGGAAGCGAAAACGCTCAAACTCGAAACGCTCAAGGCTCTCTATGTTTACGCCATCAGGGAGGAGGGCAGTAGGGCATGCTGTTTCTTTAACTGCAGTGAGGTGATAACCGGAAAGAACAAGGTCTTTCACCTGCTGCAGGGCATTGCCGTCTAAAATCTGGGACATAAAATTTCCTTAATATGTGGTCATAGGGATGTCAGTGATTTGTCTGCTGCGGATCACTGTGCCGCTTTAAGCTTTCCGTCAACGCCGCCGTTGATCCCGAACAGCTGCCCCTGATCTTCCTGCAGGATGGTCAGCTTGCCGCCTTTGTTAACCCACATTGGTGTTTCGGTGGTGTCTTCTTCGGAGGCTTTACCGCGCGGGGTTGGGGTGACGTAGTTCAGCTTGTGCTTGATCTTGACGCGCTTCTCTTCGACGGAGTTACCCATACGCTCAATATCAAAGGTGAGGACTACTTTGCCTTTGGTACCGTTGTTCAGAACGCCAAGCGCGGTAGTGTTTAAAGCTGCCGCGATCTTGTTCATGAACACGCCGGCATCCAGTTCGCCCAGGAAATCGGGCACTACGGTCATGCGGTCATTACTCATGGTTTAACCCTCTGTGAGGCGGCTGCCACCGCCAGTGGAACTTCTCCATACACAACAGAAAAGGGCACCTGCGCTTCGGCTATGGTTAGGAGGTCCATTTCCATAGCGCCCGGGTGGATTGGGGAATGAGCCCGTCGCCCGGTGATGCCCTTGTCTCTTGTGTAAAAAAGGTGCCCACCGATGTGATGGGCAAAGACTACACACAGCAATGATGTTGTTGTGGCGGTGGTGCCTCCACCTGCCGGACCGGCCAGAACCGGCGACGCTACACCACAAGAAACGTATTCATTTCAAAAGTTGAAATAAAAACTTGTTGGCCTCGTCACGTGCGCAGAGCCGCATTACCACAACGGTGAGAGCACTGTTTACCTGCTTTACCGCGTCGCGTCTCACGCAGTCCGATAATCAGCAATGCTCTCGCCTGTTGTGCCCTTAAAAAGCTGGCTGTCACCCTCAAGGGGAAAGTGAGCAGCCAGAACAGGGATCACTTCTTATTGCTTTGGCCTGCTTTTAACCACATCAGGCGCGGTGGTTCTGCTTAACAACCGCGAAAGTAATAGTGGGTACCAATCGCGTGATTTAAATGTACCTTTAGTTACTTTTTCGGTCAAGCGAGGAATGTACTTTTTGTTACCATGAGGGATAAAAAAAATGCCAGATAAGCATCCGGCATTAGAAATGAATAACTTAAATATTCTGGGTTATCTGAACAACTTTACCGACAATCCGGCAATTTCCATCTATCGGTATAGGTTTGAAGGCAGGATTAAGCGGCATCAGATACGCGAAAGGGCTATCCCAGACGAGTTTTTTCACTGTTGCTTCAGCAGAGCCATCAAGTATCGCCACGACTATTTTCCCGTAAAGGTCATCCAGTTGGCCATAGTGTGGTTCAACTATTACGATCGACCCTTCGGGTATGGATGGTAGACCATGTGGGTTAGTCATCGATTCCCCACGAACAACCAGGCCGAATACTTCATCAGAAACGTTTGCAGTGGTTTGCGTCCATGAAATCACATCAGAAAGCCTTGAGCATGCGTAAGTATCAGTCCACGTCCCTGCCTGGACAGCAGAGATAATTGGAACTGCCTTAGGGGGTTTGAGAAAGGGGATCACTTTGGTGTCATCCTGCGCTTCATCTCCTTTCCCGTAGAGAATCCATTCAGGCGTGGTTTGCAACGCCATCGCCAGCTGATGGAGGTTCTCACCATCAGGCTTCGTGGTACCGCTCTCCCATTTAGTAACGGACACGCGGCTAACACCTAGGCGTTTAGCTAGGGTCTGCTGCGTTATATCGAGCTGGACTCGACGGGATCTTATTCGGTCTTTCATCTCTGTTTTCATGTAACCAATGTTACATTGTTTCCTTGTAACTGTTGTTTGCTATTTAATGTACCTTTTGTTACCTTTAAGGCGTGAGTTAACTAGGAGGAGCCATGCGTAAATCACAAGTTATTGAGCACTTTGGCGGAGTATCAAAAACCGCCAGTGTTCTTGGGATCTCCCATCCGGCTGTTTGCCGATGGGGAGAGGTTATTCCTCAGAAGCAAGCGTTCGTTATCGAACGAATTACTGAAGGCAAGCTTAAGTACGACGCCAGCCTTTATCAGAAGCCTACAGATTAGGCATCTGGGAAGAAACCACAGATATAAGGGGTTAGCCGTGGGTATAGAACCTGAATGGAAAGTAGATAAGCAGCCAGCCTGGCTGGTGGCCGCAATCAAGAAAACGATAACCGAGCTTCCTGGCGGGTATTCCGAAGCAGCTGAGTGGTTGGGTGTGACCGAGAACGCGCTATTTAACCGGCTGCGTACCGATGGTGATCAGATCTTCCCGCTCGGTTGGGCGATGGTGCTTCAGCGTGCTGGTGGTTCAAACCACATAGCGAACGCTATTGCACGTCACTCGAACGGTGTGTTTGTGCCATTGGCTGATGTTGAAGAGATTGAGAACGGCGATATCAACCAGCGTCTCATGGAGTCAGTTGAGTGGATCGGCAGGCATTCGCAATACGTTCGTAAAGCTACCGCTGACGGCGTTATTGATGCTCAGGAACGCGCCCAGATCGAAGAGAACAGCTATCAGGTGATGGCTAAGTGGCAGGAACATTTGACGCTGCTTTTCCGTGTGTTTTGCGCGCCGGAAAAGAGTGACGCCCGCGAGTGTGCAGCTCCGGGCGTCGTGGCAGACAAATCTTGTATGGAGAAGTAATCCGCATGACCAGTTTAACGGCTTTTAACCGTTTGCCGCAACTCAGGATGATCCCGGTACCGGGCACTCCGTTGTTTCGGTATGAACGCAGAATAGCAAACCGCTGGGTGCCATGTAACCACAGTCGGGCGGTCGCAATTGTGGGGGTTTACTACAGGAAGGCGAAACGCTTATGCGCGAAGTTAACCGAAGGTTCAAAGACCACAGAGGGATCCCCGTTCGGGTTATCCGATGGGAGCCAGAGACTCAACGAGTTATCTACCTGCGGGATGGTTATGACCACGAATGTTTCAGCCCGCTCGAACAATTCAAGCGCAAGTTTACAGAGTTAAAGGACGACCATGAGCACTAAATTAACGGGTTACGTTTGGGACGCTTGTGCCGCTTCTGGCATGAAGCTGTCCAGCGTTGCCATCATGGCGCGTCTGGCAGACTTCAGCAGTGATGAAGGGGTTAGCTGGCCCTCTATTGCTACCATCGCGCGCCAGATTGGTGCCGGTGAGAGCACGGTTCGCACTGCCATATCTCAGCTGGAAAAAGACGGTTGGTTAACCCGCCAGCAGCGCCGTAAGGGCAACCGCAATGCATCGAACGTTTACCAGCTCAATGTTGCGAAATTGCAGGCTGCTGCCTTTTCTCACCTGTCAGATTCTGACGCATCAAAATCTGATGCCTCAAAAACAGACGCGTCAAAATCTGAGGCATCAAAAAACGATGAAAAAGGCGGTTTTCACCCGTCAGAATCTGGGGGGGATCCGTCAGTAAATACAACTACTGATCCATCAGTTAAAAAACCTTCTTGTCCGGTTGCGCCGCAACCAGACCCTGAAGTGATGATCACCGATAACGCCATCCTGGTTCTGAATCATCTGAACCTGGTTAGTGGCTCACGATACCAAAAATCAAAAACTTCTCTGGAAAACATCCGTGCTCGTCTGCGTGAAGGTTACACCGTTAGCGACTTACAGCTGGTGATCGACCTTAAGCATGAGCACTGGAACGGCAATGACGTGCAGTACCAGTACATGCGTCCTGAAACGCTCTTCGGTCCGAAAAAATTTGAAGGTTATCTGCAAAGCGGGATCCGCTGGGACAAGAAGGGGCGGCCACCGCGTGACAGCTGGGGTGAAAAGAAACATGACCCGATGAAGTTCGGTCCGGTTGATAGCAAGATTCCAGAGGGGTTCAGAGGATGATGGAAAATAAATACTGCCGTGCACTGGCTGAACTCCGTTCAAAACCAGCACACGAGTTGAAAGAGGTCGGTGATCAATGGCGCACTCCGGATCTGTTGTTTTGGGGGATCAATGCGATGTTCGGCCCTCTGGTGTTGGACCTTTTTGCCGACGACAGCAACGCGAAGTGCCCTGCATGGTACACGGCTGAAGATAATGCCCTGACGCAGGATTGGTCAGAGCGGCTGGCAGAACTCGGTGGTGCCGGGTTTGGCAACCCGCCTTACAGCCGCTCTCAGTACCACGACAAGCAGGCCGTCACCGGAATGACCCACATCATTAACCACACTATGGCAATGCGAGAAAAGGGTGGTCGGTACGTTTTTCTCATTAAGTCTGCGACGAGTGAAACGTGGTGGCCGGAAGAGGCAGATCACGTCACATTCATCCGTGGCCGAATTGGTTTCGATCTTCCTACATGGTTCGTGCCGAAAGACGAAAAGCAGCAGCCCACCAGCGCATTTTTTGCTGGCGCTATCGTGGTCTTCGACAAAACATGGCGGGGTGAGCGTTTCAGTTACATCAACCGCACCGACCTGGAGGCCAAAGGCCGTGCTGCGATGTCGCTGGCCCAATTTGCCGTGGGAAGAACGCAAACTGATGCGGCGCCAGAGCTGGACGCTGAGGTAGTGCCGAAGAAATCAGAGGCAGAACTGCCATTAACCCAAAAAGCCATTCTGGAAACCAGCGGTGTAGAGGCTTGGGCCTGTGTTGTCGCGGCGTTCGGCGAGAAAGACGAGTACACCTTCAGCGAGTCAAAGTTTGGTCATACCTGGGCTGCCGACTCTCTGGAAAACCCTGAATTTACCAATGTTTCACCGCTGACGATCGACAGAGCGAAAAAGCTGATCAGCGAGAGCATCCTGGTGGGTGTTAATGCATGGCTGGAAACATTGCCCTTTGATAGCGATGACGTGAAACAAGACATGTCAGAGCGGTTACGCACGGTTGCCGTTGAGTCTGCGAAAGAATACGGCATTAACCACAGTGAATTCATCGCGACCATGGAAAGCCTGGATAAAGCCAAATGGTCAAATATTCGGGGGATCCGCGCCCATGTCCGTGAGACGCAGGAATCAAAGGACAAGGCGTTAAACGAATCGCGCGTTTGGCCTCTTGAGGTTGGACTGGTGTTTAACCAGATTGAAGGGGCTGACGCTCTACCTGTTTCGCAGCAGAACAAGCTGAAAGCCAATATCAACCAGCTGTGGCTCGAACGTATGCCGACGAGTGAAATTATCACGACCGCTGGTGGTCTCTTCAACAGCATGCAGGGGGCCGTCAATGCGTGAAATTATCGTTGATAACTTTGCTGGTGGCGGCGGCGCGAGTACCGGCATTGAACTGGCGATCGGGCGTAGCGTGGATATCGCTATCAACCACGACGAAAACGCTATTGCGATGCATAAGACGAATCACCCTGACACGCTGCATTATTGCGAGTCGGTGTTTGACGTTGACCCAAGCGCAGCCACCAGCGGTAAACCTGTCGGCCTGGCCTGGTTTAGCCCTGACTGCCGCCACTTTTCCAAAGCGAAGGGCGCTAAGCCAGTTAAGAAAGAGATTCGCGGGCTGGCGTGGATTGTC